AAGATATTAGTTTATAGTATTATTCGTCTTCCTCGTCAATATCTTCTTCTTCTTCATCTTCGAAATCTTCTTCAAAATCTTCGTCTTGATCTTTTAATTCTTCAAGTAAATCTTTGACTTCTTCACATAGCATAGATTCTTTGTCATGTAATTTTTCTATACTATCTATTTTTTTTATAATTGTATTTATCTTTTTGTTTGACATAATGAATCCTATGGTGTTCCAGCTTGATGTTCATAAATAACTCTTACTGTAATTAGAACTGCACCATAAGGAAATAAACTTCCAGCATCTGTTTCAATAGAAATTACTTCTGTATCTAGTGCATTTCCATTACGAGTAATATCAGATTCAAGTGCTGTTTCAATAGCAGATGCTAAATTATTTCTAGCAGTGTCAATATTACTTTCACTGCCTTTAGTAAATCCTGTTATGCCAAATTCTAATGTACTTATTCTTGTTTTAGCTCCAGATCCTAATTCTTGATCTTCTTTAGTTTCTTCTATTGTCTGAATTAAAACTGCTGGATATTGTTGTTGTGATAATTCGTCTAATTCAAATGGTTGTCTAGTAACTTTTTTTACTTCTGGACTAGATATATTGCCTATCACTGTAACTAAATTAGATGCAATGTTTTCTCTAGTACTCATAATCCTAATTTCCTAATTTCTTTTTTTACAAATTTTTCAAATGTGTCTTGTATCACTTTTTCTGTTTTTTTACTATATCCAAAGAATTTTCTAATAGGTAAATTACCTGCTCCTGTTTGATGAAAGAATGCTTTTGTAGCTTCTCTCGGACTTCTAAAAAATATTCTTGATTTATTTCTGCCAACCATACGTGAAGAAATACTTTGTAGCATTCTATTAGTATCTGATAAATCAACTGTAATCTTACCTTTAAGATCTGCATAAGCTGGAGAGTATGCAGTAAAGTCTTTCATCTTCACATCTTTACCTTGCTCTGTTCTTTTAACTATTATTGTTTTTAATTGTTCGCCAGCTTGTTTAACACCTTTAGTAATTATCGGTGGAATCTTATGTGCAAACTTTACATATCTTGCTTGAACATTTCTAACATTAGATTTTATTTTTAAATCTAAAGCCATTATCTAGTCAATCTTCTAAAGCCATGCAAAGGTTCTCTTTCAGATTTAGTAATAGTTCCGCCATCGTCAGCATCATATTCTACTCCATCCTCTAGGATCATTCGCCATTCTTTGTTATATTCTCCCATGTAATATTCAGCCATTCTTTCAAATCTATCTTTATCTGCTTCTGGTCTAAATTTTGTAAGTGCTGGTAAAAAGAATCTGCCTAAAAATAAATATACTCCAGCTCTTTTAAACTGATCTAAATTTACTCTCGTATTATCCATTTCAGCAGTATTTAAAACTGTAATATCTGTAAATACATTTGTCTTATAAGTAGGCCACCATTCAGCTCTTAAGTTTCTTAATATATCTGAATTTGTTTCTGATAGAAAATGAGTTACTTTTGAATCTCCTGATCCTATACCAAAGTTAAATGTATCTGGTTGATACTTTGATATTTCGCCAGCATCTACTACATTAAGACCTGTGAAATTAGCCATAGCATTTACCTACGAACCAATCTATTATTTTCTTAATTTTTTTTTTTAGTTTTTTTAACATTTTTTTTCTTCTTTGGTTTTAATTGTACAACTTTATCAGCTATATCTTTTATTGTCGCCTTTTTAATTTCTTTTTTTACACTATCGACAGGAAAAAAACCATTCCTTTCAAAATGATTAATATTAGCTTCATAATATTTTTTATCTTTAATGATTATTTTTCTGCCGTTTGTTAATTTAATATCCATAACTTCTCCATTTAATTTAGATGTGAGGGCAGTCTCCCACCCTCACAAAGTATCCAATTATTATTGGATTGATGAATCAGATTCGATTTCACAACCATTAGTATCGTTTAATTCACCGACACCATAAACTGCTGTTGCAACAATTTCGTCTGCTCTTAAACTCGCATCTCTTTGAGTTTCAATTTTCAGATCTTGCATCATAGCTAGACCTAAAGCATCTGGGTGGAATACTGCACCTTTGTAATCTCCAGTTGTACCTGGGTTATTACCTGATGAGTCTGCCATATTTGAAGTTTCAAATATATTTACTCCAGCGATTTGACCTACTAAAGATGATCTTAAAATTTCATTACCAACTCCTGGGTTAGGGTTAGCAAATGTATTTGTAAGACCTGATTTTAAATCAAATGCTACTTGTGGGTGGATCACAGCAGATAAATTATCTCCTGGTACTGCATTAGCTCTTAATTTTGCTACTGCTTGGAAAATTAAAGAAGCTGACATAGCTGTTGAAGCTGATCCGACAGTAGTTGAGAAACCACCGAATAAAGCTGTTAAGTCTGTGTCTATTTTTTTTGCAATTGCTTCTCCGAACAATCTTCCAATGTCTGCCGCAACATTTCTCGGAGCTGAATTTCTTCCAAGATCTGTTAGCGTCGTCATAATTCCATGCTCTGAACATGTAATTGTTTTTGACGTTGGATCGATTGCAGTGTTAGAAAGATCAGAAGCTTCACTTACTGCTGCAGCACTTACCGCAGAATAAATGGGCACCTCAACGCTCTTTCCGCCACCTGTTACAGCATAGTTTCTTACAAGTGGTCTCATAATTGATCTTTCACTTGCTACGAATAATGCTTCTGCCACTATCTCTGTGTATAGTTCCGATAGTGTAGAACTTGTGCTTTCGTTTGCCATTTTTATTTACCTTATTATTTATTTGTTAAATTTATCTGAACAGGAGCAGAATCTCTTTGTTTGCGATACTCAGCATACTTTTGACGATCCTCCGCCTTGCTCATATCTAAGTCCTGAATATTAAAAGGTTTTACAGTTTTACCTTCGACACTACTGGTTGATCCTGTCCCAGCTAAAGACCCTTTTCGGAAATGTGGGTTAGCATCTAAAAACTCTTTTACTCTTTCCTCAATTGTAAGTAGTTCTCCTTTTGCGTTATAGCGAATGTTTGAATTATTATCAAGTATTTCAACTCTTCCATCATCATTATAATTTACCTCGTTTTTTAATAATGATACGACTTGACTAGGTGCTATTGCATTTTGATTAGAAGCCATTGAAAGAATTGAATTATCAACGTTAATTGTTTTAACCTTTTCTTTCCATTTTGATAACTCTTGATCTTTTTCTGCTATTCTAGCTTTCATAAGATTTTCAAGATCTGCTTTTGTTTTAGCATCTTGAATTTCTTTTTCTTTAGCTATTTCTTCTTCTTTCTTTTTAGCTTCATCTAGCATTCTTTGAGTTTTTGCTTTTTCTGATTCAAGTCTTTGTTTTATTATTCTATCTAAATCTTCTTGACTGAATTGTGCTTGATTAGTTTTATTTTCTTCTGTCTTAGTTTCTTTTACCTCAACTTCTTGAGCATCATTTTTCGGTTGATTAACCTGTGTGTCTTCTGACATTTTTTCTCCTATTCAATTATTAAATTTCCATCTCGGTCATACCAATCTGGATTGACAAATGACCATTGATGACGACAATTATATCCTCCTCTAACGATAAATGGATCTCCTGGTTTTTTACCTTTCCAATTTCTTCGCCAAAGTTTCCTGACCTCATCAACAGTAAAAAGTCCACCATTTCTTTTATCATATGCTCCAGATCTTACAAGCCTACAGAAATCCCTAGTTGTTGGTATATTACTTCCTTGATAAACTGCATGAGTTAATCCAGCATCATTTGATTTAGCTAAATTCAAGGTTGCATCAAATTCTCTTAAAGAATCATTCAATATCTGTCCAGCATACCTTTTCATATTTTCGCCAGCTCTATCTCTTGCAAATTTTGATTGTAATGTCTGAATATTTTTATCTAATTTATTCTTTAATGCTTTACCTTGTACTGTTCTTTTATCTAATTTTCTTAATCTTACTTCATCTCTTTTGATAGATTTTACTAATTCGTTTACTTCTGAATCTTTAGCAGATGCATATATTCCGTTTATAGTTCTTCTTAATTCTTCTTCAAGTTCTACAGGATCACTTCCTATCAAAGTATATTGATAAATTTTTTCTGATAATCTTCTTGTAAATGTATTAGATACATCTTTGAATTGAGTATAAGTTCTT